TCCTGATTTTAGAGAGGCAAATAGATTATTTTATATATTCTGGGAAGCTTGTAAAGCAGATAAGAGATGTTATGGTATGTGTTACCTAAAGAACAGAAGATCAGGTTTTTCGTTCATGTCATCTGCAGAAACAGTTAATTTAGCTACATTAGCGAGTGATAGTAGATATGGGATACTATCTAAAACAGGTGCGGATGCTAAGAAAATGTTTACAGATAAAGTTGTACCAATTAGTATAAACTATCCATTTTTCTTTAAACCAATACAGGACGGTATGGATCGTCCTAAAACAGAATTAGCATATAGAGTACCAGCTAGTAAATTTACTAGAAAAAAAATAACATCTAATGAGAAATTAGAAGATTTAAAAGGATTAGATACAACTATTGATTGGAAGAATACTGGTGATAATAGTTATGATGGTGAAAAACTAGCATTATTAGTACATGATGAAAGTGGTAAGTGGGAAAGACCCGATAATATTTTAAATAACTGGAGAGTTACAAAAACATGTTTACGACTAGGTAGTAGAATAGTTGGTAAGTGTATGATGGGCTCTACTTCAAACGCATTAGATAAAGGTGGAGACAATTTTAAAAAATTATACAATGCTTCAGATGTCACGCAAAGAAATAGAAATGGTCAAACGAAGTCTGGTTTATACTCTTTGTTTATCCCAATGGAATGGAACTACGAAGGATTTATTGACGAGTTCGGAATTCCAGTTTTTGATAACCCAGACGATGATGTTCTCGGACCAGATGGCGAATTAATAGACGTTGGGATAATAGAGCATTGGCAAAACGAGGCCGATGGTTTAAAATCAGATCAAGACGCGTTAAATGAGTTTTATAGACAATTTCCAAAAACTACAGAACACGCGTTTAGAGACGAAGCTATAGGAAGTATATTTAATCTAATTAAAATATACGAGCAAATAGATTATAATGAAGAAATGACTAGAACGTTAGGTGTTTCTACTGGTAACTTCCAATGGGCTGGTGGAATTAAAGATACTCAAGTTGTATTTTATCCAGATCCAAAAGGTAGATTTAAAATAAGCTGGACACCACCAGTTCATTTACAAAATAAGATAATATTAAAAAATGGTAAAAAATATCCTGGTAACGAACACATAGGGGCATTTGGTTGTGACTCTTATGATATATCAGGAACAGTAGATGGAGGAGGTTCTAAAGGAGCTCTGCACGGATTAACTAAATTTAGTATGGAAGACGCCCCTGCTAATAGTTTCTTTTTAGAATATCTATCAAGACCACCTACAGCTGAGATGTTTTTTGAAGATATGTTAATGGCTATAGTATTTTATGGTATGCCAATATTAGTAGAGAATAATAAACCAAGACTTTTATATTATTTAAGAAGAAGAGGTTATAGAGGTTATTCAATGAACAGGCCGGATAAAGTTTGGAATAAATTGTCTGTAGCAGAAAAAGAAGTTGGTGGTATACCTAATTCAAGTGAAGATATAAAACAAGCCCACGCTGCAGCAATTGAGATGTATATACAAAGTCATGTGGGTATGAAGCAAGACGGTACATTTGGCGATATGTATTTTAACAGAACATTAAACGATTGGACAAGATTTGATATAACTAAACGTACAAAGTTTGATGCAACTATAAGTAGTGGTTTAGCTGTAATGGCTTGTAATAGACATTTATACGCTCCAAATGCTAAAATAGAAAGAGAACCGTTAAATATTAATTTCGCTAAATATAATCAAAAGGGTAATATGAGTAGAATAATTAAAAATTAAACATGGCTGAATCAGTTATAAGTAGACATTTTCCAAGCCAAGTAGTTAGTGATTTAGAAAAGATAAGTTACGACTATGGTATGAAAGTAGCAAAAGCTATTCAACATGAATGGTTCACTAGAACGTACGGTGGCAATAGTAATAGATATCATAATAATATTTCTAAATTTCATAAACTTAGATTGTACGCTAGAGGCGAACAGTCTATACAAAAATATAAGGATGAGTTATCAATAAATGGTGATTTGTCCTATCTTAATTTAGATTGGACACCAGTTCCAATTATACCTAAATTTGTTGACATTGTTGTGAATGGTATTGCTGAAAGATTATATGATATAAGAGCTTATTCAACAGATCCATTTGGGGTAGATAAAAGAACTAAGTATATGGAGGATATACAAAGGGATATGAAGTTGAAAGAGTTTAACGATTTTGCAATTGAAAAATTTGGAATGGATATATACGGTAGTGACGAAAGACAATTACCAGGAACTCCAGAAGAACTTAGTCTTCACATGCAATTAAATTATAAGCAAGCTGTTGAGTTAGCTGAAGAACAGGCTATATCGATGTTAATGAAAGGTAATGATTATGAATTAATAAAAAAGAGATTTTATCAAGATTTAGCTATTTTAGGTATTGCAGCTACTAAAACAACCTTTAATACATCAGAAGGAGTAACAATAGATTATGTTGATCCAGCTAATTTAGTTTATTCTTATACTGAATCTCCATATTTTGAAGATATATATTACGTTGGTGAGGTAAAAAGTATTCCGATAAATGAACTTGTAAAAGAATTTCCATTCTTAAAACATGAAGATTTAGAAGAAATTTCAAAAAGTAGTAGTGGTACTTTTAGTAATTACTATGGTAAATCAAGACCTGGAGCTGATTCAGATAATAACAAAGTAGATGTTCTTTATTTTAATTATAAAACCTATATGAATGAGGTTTATAAAATGAAGAAAACTGGAACTGGAGGAGAGAAACCTATTGAAAAAGATGATACTTTTGATCCACCTAAAGAAAAAGAAGGGGAATATGAAAAAGTAGGTAGAGCTTTAGAATGTCTTTTTGAAGGAGCTTTAATATTAGGTACGGATAAATTACTTAAATGGGAACGAGCTTCAAATATGATGCGTCCTAAAAGTGATTATACTAAAGTTAAAATGAATTATAGTATAGTTGCTCCTAGAATGTACGAGGGTAGAATAGAAAGTTTAGTTAGTAGAATAACTGGTTTTGCCGACATGATTCAATTAACCCATTTAAAAATACAACAAGTACTTTCTAGATTAACTCCAGATGGTGTTTATCTTGATGTAGATGGTTTAGCTGAGGTTGATTTAGGTAATGGTACGAATTATAATCCACAAGAAGCTTTAAACATGTTCTTCCAAACTGGTAGTATTGTTGGTAGATCATATACTCAAGATGGAGATGGTAATCCAGGTAAAATACCAATTCAAGAAATACAAGCGGGTGCGGGTAGTGGTAAAATACAACAATTAATAGGTACATATAATTATTATTTACAAATGATAAGAGATGTAACCGGATTAAATGAAGCTAGTGATGGTTCTACTCCAGATGCTAAATCATTGGTTGGTGTACAAAAAATGGCAGCAGCAAATTCTAACACCGCTACAAGACACATATTACAAGCAGGTTTATATTTAACCGCAGATATAGCGGAACAACTTTCACTTAGAATATCTGATATTATAGAATATTCCCCAACAAAAGATGCTTTTATACAATCCATAGGCGCTCATAACGTTGCTACATTAGAAGAAATGTCTAATTTACACTTATATGATTTTGGTATATTTATAGAATTAGAACCGGATGAAGAAGAAAAAAGTTTACTTGAAAATAATATACAAACAGCTTTAAGTCAAGAAAGCATACAATTAGAAGATGCTATAGATTTACGTATGATTAAAAACGTAAAATTAGCAAATCAATTACTAAAACTTAGGCGTAAGAAGAAAGGTGAAGAAGATCAAGCAAATCAACTTCAACAAACAGAAGCACAAGGTAAAGCTCAAGCAGACGCAGCAGCAGCTCAAGCTGAGGCGGAAATGAAGAAAAATAAGTCTATGACAGATGAGACTATTAAAATTGAAGCTATAAAAACTGATGGGCAAATTAAATTAAATCAAGCTGAAACTCAAAATAAATTAATGTTACTTGAAAAAGAGTATCAATTAAAAATGCAGTTAGAACAGATGGTATCTCAAACAGCAACAACTAGAGATACTATGAAGGAAGATAGAAAAGATGAAAGAACAAAGATTCAAGCAACTCAACAAAGCGAGTTGATTAATCAAAGAAACAATGAAGGTCCTCCTAAAAAGTTTGAAACACAGGATCAAAACTTAATGGGTGGATTGGATATAGGTTTATAAATTTTTTATTAATTATTATTATATTATATTATGGCAAAGAAGAAAAAAGAAGAACCAATCGTTGATAACGAAGTTGGTTCATTAAAAGTAAAAGAAAAAACAGAAAAACAACCAAGTGGTAACGAAACTAAAGGTAATGTTACTAAGGTTAAAGAAAAAATGACAATGAAACCTCAAGTTGTAGAAGAAACTATAACTAAGGTTGATTTAAGCAAACCACCAAAATTAGAAGAAAACGAAGTTAAGGAAAATAATACTAACGATAATGAAGCGGCGCCAGTTCTTGAAGATACTACCGCTCCGCAAGAACAAAAAGAAGTACAATCAGAAACTGAAACACAAGAAACCCCAGTAATAGAAGAAGTTACAGAAGAATCAAAAGCTGAAGAGATAGCAACTGTAGCTGAAGAAGCTATAAAAGAAAACATGGAGACTGGAGAACCACTTCCTGAGAATATTCAAAAGTTAGTTAATTTTATGGAAGAAACTGGTGGTGATTTAAATGACTATGTAAAGTTAAACGAAGATTATACTGAAATGGATGATCACACTTTACTTCAAAAATATTATAAACAAACAAAACCTCATTTATCAACAGAAGAAATAGATTTCATAATGGAAGATAATTTTTCTTTTGATGAAACTGAAGATAGTGAAAAAGAGGTTAGAAGAAAAAAATTAGCGTTAAAAGAGCAAGTTGCCAGCGCTAAAAGCCACTTGGACGGGCAAAAGTCCAAATATTATGAAGAAATTAAAATGGGTTCTAAGCTCACTAACGAGCAACAAGAGGCTATTAATTTCTATAAACAATCTCAACAGTATCAAGAAGAAGAAAAAACAGCAAAAACTAGATTTTTAAAACAAACTGACAGTGTGTTTCATAGTAAGTTCAAAGGTTTTGAATTTAACGTTGGTGATAAAAATTATAGATTTAATGTTAATGATGTAAACAAAACAAAAGAAGCGCAAAGCGATATCAATAATTTTATTGGAAAGTTTCTAAATGAAAAAAATGAAGTAGCAGATGCAGCTGGTTATCACAAAGCTTTGTTTACAGCTACTAATTCTGATGCTATTGCAAAACATTTTTATGAACAAGGTAAAGCTGATGCTTTAAAAGAAAGCGTTGCTAAGTCTAAAAATGTTAATATGAATCCGCGTCAAGAATTAACAAATAATATTGACACAGGTGGTATTAAAGTAAGAGCGTTAGGAGATGATACTGCTGATTTTAAGTTTAAAATTAAAAATAAAAAATAATAACAATTTAAAAATTTAAAATTATGGCAATTACTGCAGGAGGTAGTTTGAATAGTGTTGCAGCTTCACAGCAACAAACACTAGCTTCAAATTATCTAGATTTAGCGTCAACAACTGGACAAGGTTGGGCGCAGCAATATTTACCAGATCTAATGGAGAAAGAAGCTGAGGTATTTGGTCCTAGGACTATATCTGGTTTTCTTTCACAAGTTGGAGCTGAAGAGAGCATGACAGCTGATCAAGTTGTATGGTCTGAACAATCAAGATTACACTTATCTTACAAAGGTACGGTAGACACGACTGGTGATACTAATGGTACGTTTGAAGTTGTTACTGATATAGACGGTAACGCTTTAACCACTACTCACGGTGTTAGAGTAAACGATGTTGTGCTTATCGCAACAGCTGGGAAAGTTTCAAAATGTTTAGTAGTAGAAACTCCAAACAATAGTGCTGTTATTTCAGTTGAACCATATGACGCTGCTAATTTAACTGGTCATTCTGAAACTGCTAGCGCGGCAACTATGTTAGTTATCGGTTCTGAATATGGTAAAGGACAATCTTATACGGATGAAACTGGTACTTGGAAAACTGAAACAAGAGGTGCTAATACACCTACTTTCAAATCTTTCAGCAACAAGCCAATCATCATGAAAGATTATTACGAAATTTCTGGTTCTGATGCTTCTCAAGTTGGTTGGGTTGAAGTAGCTGGTGAAGAAGGACAAAGTGGATATCTTTGGTATTTAAAAGCTGAAGGTGATACTAGAGCTAGATTTACTGACTATTTAGAAATGAGTTTATTAGAAGCTGAGAAAACTGCTGATGCATCTATTATTGGTTTCGGTGAAAACGGTCAAGTTAGAGGATCTGCTGATGCTGGTGCTAATGGTGCTGGTACTGAAGGTTTATTTGCAGCTATCGAATCTAGAGGTAATGTAACTTCTGGTGTTACTGGTGTTAATGCTGCTACTGATTTAGCTGAGTTTGATGCTATTTTAGCTGAGTTTGATTCTCAAGGTGCTATTGAAGAAAACATGATGTTTGTAAACAGAGCTACTTCGTTAGCAATGGATGACATGTTAGCTTCAATGAATTCTTATGGTGCTGGTGGTACATCTTACGGTGTATTCAACAACTCTGAAGATATGGCACTTAATTTAGGTTTCTCTGGATTCCGTAGAGGTTCTTATGATTTCTACAAATCAGATATGAGATACTTAAATGACAAGGCTACAAGAGGTGGTATTAATGACAGAGCGGGTAGCGCGGCTATTCGTGGGGTTATGGTACCAGCTGGTACATCTACAGTTTATGATCAATCTTTAGGAAAGAATCTTAAACGACCATTTTTACATGTTCGTTACAGAGCTTCTAAGACTGACGATAGACGAATGAAATCATGGGTTACTGGTTCCGTTGGAGCTACTACATCGGCGCTGGATGCGATGCAAATCCACATGCTTTCTGAAAGATGTTTAGTTACTCAAGGTGCTAACAACTTTATGTTAATGAAGTAAGCATTTATATATTAAGGATCGAGGCTTCGGCCTCGACCCTTTCTTTTTATTAATTTTATTATATATTATATTATGGCAAAAAAACAAGAAACAAAAAAAGCAGAGGTAAAAGAACCTCAAGTTCAAGAAGAAGTGCAGGTTGTAGAACAACCGAAAACAGTTGTTAAAGAAAAACCTTTACCAACACCTAAGAAAAATACTTGGGAAATAAAAGATAGAATATACTATTTAAAAGATGGTAAAAAACCTTTATCAAGAAGTATTAAGTCAGCTAACTTATATTGGTTTGACGAGGAAAAAGGTTATGAAAGAGAAATAAAATATTGTGAAAATCAAATAACACCATTTGTAGATGAAATGAAAGGTGATCAAAGACTTTCTCATATAATTTTTAGATCTGGAAATTTATATGTTCCAAAAGAAAAAACTATATTACAAAAATTTCTTTCATTATATCACCCAGATAGAGATATTTTATTTTATGAAGATAAACCAGTAGCAAGAGCAGAGAGCCACTTGGATTGGTTAGAATTTGAAGCAGACGCTTTAATAGCAGCTAAAAACTTAGATATTGACATGGTAGAAGCGGTATTACGTGTTGAAGTTGGTTCTAAGGTATCAGAGATGAGTTCTAAAGAACTTAGAAGAGATTTAATGCTACTTGCAAAGAAAGATCCTAAATTATTCTTAGAATTAGTTACTGATGAAAATATTCAATTAAGAAACTTTGCGATTAAAGCTACTGAAATGAATATTATTAAACTATCTCAAGATCAAAGAACATTTACTTGGCAATCTACAGGTAGAAAATTAATGAACGTTCCATTTGATGAACATCCATACTCAGCATTAGCCGCTTGGTTTAAAACTGATGAAGGTATGGAGATTTATTCTAATATAGAAAAAAGATTAGATCAATAATAAAATAATATGGTTGCCCTTCGGGGCGACCATTTATTAAAAGTTAATTTATGGAAAAAAAGAAATCAAAAGGTTTAGGAGATACAATACAAAAAATAACAGATGCAACTGGATTAAGTGCTCTAACAAATATGCTACAAGATAAAGGAGTTATTAAAGATTGTGGTTGTGGAAAAAGAAAAGAAAAATTAAACAAAGCATTTCCTTATAAAAATAAATAAAAATGGCAGAATACGGTGTGAATATAGATACTGTGTACCAAACGGTACAAGCTTTAGCTAATAAAGAACAAAGAGGTTATGTAACTCCTCAAGAATTTAATTTATTTGCTAATCAAGCACAATTAGATATATTTGAACAGTATTTTTATGATTTAAATGCTCAGAAAGCAAATCGTCCTGAATCAAATGAAATAGGAGATTCTATTGGTATGATTAGGGGTAAATTAAAACCGTGGACACACGTTACTACTGTTTCAGGAACAGGTGTGTTACCAGCAGATGCGAGAGTAGGTAGAATTTGGCGTGGATCAGGTGGTAATATGACACAACCTAGAGAAATAGAACCAGGGGAATTACAAAATTATTTAGGTTCTACATGGCACGCGGATGGTAGTAAGAATGAATCATTTTTTTGGAGAGAACCTATTAGTGCAACTAATGGAGAGCAAAGAATTCATTTTCACCCGAGTGGTGGAAGTGTAGAATATGTAAAAGGTAGACCAGGCTTGGTTTATTGGGGTTATGTTATTGTTAATGAACAGGCAATATATGATCCATCTACTTCAAGCCATTTTGAATTGCACTCTTCAGAGCAACCAGATATTGTTATAAAAATATTAGAATTAGCTGGTATATCAATTGAAGATTCTCAATTGTTACAATATGCTAGTGGAGAAGAGCAGCAAAATATAGCAGACGAACGAATTTAAAATAAAAAAATATGGCATCATCAGTTGGAGGTAGTGGAGCTACTCCTAATCTTACTTATTACAATGGAAACGACCATGGAGAATATGGTTATATATCTTTACAAGATATTGTAGATAATTTTATAGCTACTTATATCGGTACGGGTAAAATATTAGAAGGTACTTTCACGGGTGATGTAAATTATCATGCCCATAGAGCCTTACAAGAACTCTCTTACGATACTTTAAAATCTTGTAAAGCTATATCTATAACACTTCCACCGTCATTAATGATGACAGTTCCAAACGATTATGTTAATTATACTAAAATAACTTATGCTGATGACAATGGTATAGAACACGTTTTATATCCCACTAGTAAAACATCTGCTCCTGATTCAATCCAACAAGATGCAGATGGAAATTACATGTTTGATAATACTAAAGGAAGTGTATTAACTCAAAACGAGTGGAATTTAAATATAACGAGTTTGATTGATGGAAGTAACTCGCCGGCTGGAACATCTTTTGAATACAAACCTTATAATCCATATGGCGTATCTCCTGCAGGCGTATATGGTCCTCAATACGCAACAAAAGGAACTTTAGTAGTTGGAATGGAAATATATGCTCCAACTATTTTTCCTAGAGATACAAAAATAGCATCTGTAACAGATGATTTAAATAATAATAAATATTATTTTACAGTTGATAAAGACGCTATAAACACTACAAAACTTGGAAATGGAGGAAATGTTTTAATAAAAGATTATACTAGTTCTACCGTTTGGGGTAAATATAAAAGTTCAAGTGGTAATTCTGTAAGTGTAGATTCGTCTACCACAACTAATTTAGCTATAGATGCGGATAATTATTTTTTAAATACAGGAGAAAGATATGGTTTAGATCCTCAACATTCTCAAGTTAACGGATCGTTTTTTATAGATTGTAAATCAGGAAAAATACATTTTAGTTCAAATTTGTCTGGAAAACAAATAGTATTACATTACATAAGTGATGGACATGGAACTGATGGAGAAATGATAGTTCCAAAATTAGCCGAAGAAGCTATGTATAAATGGATAGCTTACGGTTGTTTATCTGCAAAAGCAGATGTTCCCGAAAACATAGTACAAAGATTTAAGAGAGAAAAATTTGCCGAAACTAGAAAGGCAAAAATAAGATTATCAAATATTAAAATTGAAGAGATTGCCCAAATCATGAGGGGTAAATCTAAATTTATAGATCACTAGAATATGCCAGAGTTAAAACACACCTTTACAGGTGGTAAAATGGACAAAGACAACGACGAAAGAATCGTTGCTAACGGTCAATATAGAGAAGCTTTAAACATAGAAGTAGCTACTTCAGAAGGGTCCAACGTTGGGGCCGCTCAAAACATATTGGGTAATTTAAAACAGACTGTAGCTGTCTCTGGACCTAATAATAAATATTTAGATTATAATCACCACGTTGCGCACGTTGTAGATCCATTAACTGATAACGTTTATAGATTTGTTCACACCCCAGCTGCTCCTTTAGGTATATGGATGGATCGTATTGTAGAGTTTAATACTCAAGGTATGGGAGATTCAAATGGTAGAGTATTTGATCCTTTTTATAATGAAAAAGCTGTAGTTGTAGATATATATAAAGTTCGTACAGTGTTAACAGGTGTGCATACTACACCTTGTGATCATGAGGTATATTTAGATTTTACATCAAATGCTTTTCAAATAAGATGGGGAATGCAATTAACTTCTATTCCTTCTTTGTTTGGATACGAAAATTTACAAAAGTGGGGCGTGTACATAGAATCTGTAGAAGTATTAGATGACGGTACTGGTAATACGCCAGCTTCCGTAAGATGTAAAATGAATGTTAACGAGAGCGATTTTGAAGTAGATCCTACAACTGGATTAAGAATTCCTTTAAGAGAATCTATAACCAACCTTGTTGGTCAACAAATGATTCTTGAATCCGATAGAAATCTTAATTTTGAACCACTTGTAAATAGATCAGATTTTGGAATCAATGGTGTAAATATTATAGATGGAATGATATTTTGGACAGATAATTGGTCTGAACCAAAAAAGATTAATATTGAAAGAGCAAAAGCGGGATCAACTTGGCAATCTTGGGATCACTGGAGAGATAGAAGATTATTAGATGTAGCTAGTGGTTTTGATTATGGAGATTTTGATCAACAAACTAGACTTGTAATTAAAGGTGAAAATCCAACTGATTGTGTTATAAACAATAGTTCTTGTGGACCTCCTGCTCCTCCTCCGGGGCCAGGATCAAAAATATATGGATGTACCGATCCAGCTGCTGATAATTATGATTCAAGTGCAAATAGTGATGATGGTTCGTGTAGATACTCGGCAGGCGAAGTCTGTGGTTGTACTATATCAGAATATAAAATTGGTTTTGCTCACGATCATACAGGTCACTTCGTGCATAGTGGTTTAGTACCTATTAATTATAATCCAAATGCAACAGTAGATGATGGAAGTTGTTTGTGTATGTTTGAAGGAAATGGTGGTACTGGAGGAATGCCTGCTGGACCTAATCAATGGGGATCAACAACGATAGGTCCTAATTTAGTTGGTGATTGGCACTGGGGAACTGTAAATTGTTATGATAGTTCTAATACCGTATACCAAGCTTATCAAACTTCTGGACAAACAGCAGCACGGAATGAAATGGATGTTTTAGATCCAAACAATATAAAATCATTCCAACAAGAAGGATATACTATTGGTGGAGACGCAAGTTATCAATTTGATGAAGACGGTTGGTTAGTTGATTCAACTCCAGTTGGACCTATAGCAACTAGTAATAATGGGTGTGGTGGGGAAAGTCCGTTAACTTGGAAAGACGAATTCCAACTACCCTCTCCATTTAAATACAATGGTGACGATGAGCCCGAAGCTAGCTATAGTCCTGGTCCTACCCCACCATCTAGCGGTACTGGTCCTTCTCAAGGTATTTCTTCTGGTCCTTCTCAAGGTATTTCTTCTGGTCCTGTATCTCCCGCTGTATCTACTCGTAACAACCCTCAAGCACCCGTACCACAAAGTTGGACTGGTGAAGGACCAGCTTTAGGAGATCCAGTTTCTGGTGTAACTCTTAATGATTATGAAGATCCAGTAACAATACCAGTTAGAGGTGGTTGGGAAACGAATAGAACAGTCTTTACTTATAGTTGTAGACCTGTGTACATGGAAGAAAAACACATGACTGTTATTAGAAAAGGTCCAACTACTCCTCCAACCGTAGAAATGTATAGCACAACTCAACCAGATTTTAACAATGATGGATTTGTTGATGTTGAAGGTGTTATGAGAGGTATAACGTCTACTATAGTTGGTAATGAGGCAAATGAATTTATTGATGATGGATTTGGTAATTTAACAATAAATCCAAATTACAATGCTGACTATCCAAATGGATATAATTTAACAGGTGTTAGTAAAGCTCTTTATACCGATGGACAGCCTGGTAGATTGAATAAAAATATTAGTATTTTTTATGATGACGATGGATTGTTGCTTCAAGCAGGTTCTGAAGTAACTTTAAATATAGATGTTGGGGGAAGTGGTGAAGATTGGAAGTTAAATGATAAATTAACTATAGCTGGACAATATTATAATAGTTTTGGTGTTAAAAAAGGTTGTGGTGCTACGGGTGTTATAATAAACATGTCATCTCCATCTTCAACTCCTCAAAATGGCGTGAGAATAAGATTGACATCTATATCTCCTAGTACACCAATGCAAGTAGGTCCTAACGATATTTACACTGTTTCCTTAAAACAAAAGGAACCTATGTTTGAGTATAAGTTCCCTCGATTTGCTTATAGATATAAGTATGAAGATGGTGAATTTTCTATATTTTCACCTTGGTCTGAAGTAGCTTTTGTTCCAGATGAATTTGATTATTTACCTAAAAAAGGTTATAATCTAGGTATGACAAATAGAGTTAGATCTCTAGAAGTCGTTAATTTTGTACCTAAAAATATCCCTAAAGATGTTGTGCAAGTTGATCTTTTGTACAAGGAATCAAACTCCCCTAATATATATACTGTAGAAAGTTTTAAGCCAGAAGATCCTCTTCCTGACGCTGGGGCTGTATATAATTACTGGAATTCACCTGGTACTGGAAAAAATAAAGGTAGATATAGAGTTACATCTGAATTAATACATGCTGTCGTACCATCTAATCAATTATTAAGACCATGGGATAATGTTCCTAGAATGGCTCAAGCACAAGAAATAACAGCTAATAGACTTATATATGCTAATTATGTGCAAAATTATGATACTGTAGATGAATCTGGAGCACCTATAAAGCCAATATTTAGCATAAACGTAGATAGTATAGACGTAACTGATACGCTGACGGGTGGATCATTAGATGATCCTAGTATTGGTAGACCATCTAAATCTTTGAAGACAATGCGTACATATCAATTAGGCGTTGTATATAGAGATAGATATGGTAGAGAAACACCTGTATTAACATCTGAATCTGGTTCTATACAAATACCAAAATCAGAATCTTTTAAATTTAACAGATTAAATGTATCTTTAAACAACACGGCTAACGGTGAATCAAATTATCCTGAATGGGCTGAATCTTATACTTTTTATGTAAAAGAAACTTCTAACGAGTATTACAATGTTTCTATGGATCGCTGGTACAATGCTGATGATGGTAATGTTTGGTTATCATTTCCTTCTTCTGAAAGAAATAAAATTAATGATGATACAGTATTAATACTTAAAAAACAACATGACAATAATATACCTGTAACTGAAGAAACTAGATATAAAGTTGTTTCTATAAAAAGTGATGCTCCAAAGTTTATTAAAACTGAAAATCAATATTGGGGTAGTTTAACAATGATGTTACCTCCTCCTGGTTGGGGTGGTGGTGGTAAACCAGGTGGATGGCAATCTGGTATGTTTTCTCCTTCTGGACTTCCTTTACCTAATCATCAATATTTAGATATATATGCAGAATACTGGGATCAATCAGTATTTTCGGAATTAAATAAACAACCAACCTTTCAAATAAGATTAGTACAAGCGCCAGGACAAGCGTCTGATTATAATCCGGCGACTGGAGCTGGAAGTGTATCACCTACTACTAATTTTTCTAAGTGGTATGACGTTGCTAGTATTAGTCACGTGGGACAACCGCCAGAGGTAAAAGAAGAAGAAGTTCATACTTATGATTCTCAAGGGAATCTTACTGGATCAACTACTCAACAAGTAGAACAACCAGCAACAGAAATACAATTAGTTAGATTAACTTTAGAAAAAGTTATGGGTCCTGAGGTTTCTTTTGCTAAAGCAGCTGATTTATTAGATTTATCAAGAGGTTTGATATTAGAAGCTAGAACACAGATTATTAAAGATAAATCTCAATTTCAAGGTAGATTTTTCGTTAAAGTAGAAAGAGATGCTGTTATAGAAAACTCAATAATTGCACCTCAAACAAAAAATGCTGATAACTGGCAAGTATTACAATCAAGAGAAATATCTTATTTATGTGCGGCTCATCCGGGAAGACAAGATTGGAATCACAATGTTTATGTTCCTGTAGCTGGTGAAGGTAGTTATCCAGTAACCTGGAGTGGCACAGATCAAGGTAATACTAGCATTCAAGGTTTTGGATTTGAAGGATCTCCAATTCCAAGTGGTGTTTCGAACAATGCTTCTGGTGTTAGATTAATAAGTAGTTATCATAAGCACGCTGGGAGAAATGCCCCTGCGTATGCTATGAACGGTGTTCTTATCAATCCACCTATTCATCCACAGAGTGATGATGTTTTTTTCAAAGAGCTTTCTGGATCAACTTGGGTACAAGGTAATGGTACTAAGTACTCATGGCCTTACGGTCCGGGTGAACAGGAGGAGGAGGTGTGGTTAAATCAACCCCCGTCCGCAGGAGTCGCTGGTGGATCTTGGTCACCCCCGATTAGTGGCGGTGGATGGTTATCTGGTGCGATTGCCGCGTCTATTGGAGTAAAAGGTCAAATAACAACTATAGCTGGTCATGCTCCTGCTAGTGGTAGTACGTGGCCTTCTTATGGTAATGGAGTAGCGGAAGGTGGTGCGTGGTTACCTAGTTATGGGAATCATTCTGTTACGGGTGTTGCTTTTGCTTTCGG